GAAGAAAAAAGACTTCATCGCCGCGATGGGCCGACTGATCGACCAAGGCCGCGAGATCGGCATGGAGGTCGAGTACATGAACCCGCTCACAGAAATGATGGGCAAGCTCTCCACCAACATCATCACCAAGGAGTAATTGAAGATGGAAAAGTTTATGGAACTCGTAAAGGCGGCCCTTCAGGGGGCCGCATCAAACACAAACCTGACCCCAGAGGAGTTGGCTAGTCGGGCCATCGCCATTGCCTTGGAGGTCGGCAATCAGATGGCTGATTACGAAAATGAAGCCGAGTGATGTGCGCGCTGCGCGGGAGGCTCTGGGCCTCACGCTGTCAGAATTTGGTAAAATGCTCGACACGGACAAAAGCACAACGCGCAAGATGGAGTTGCTGGAAAGCAGTTCACAGTATCGAACACCAGCGCCCAGAATGATCAGGTTGATCGTGGCATACCTGAACGGATACAGGCCAAGCGACTGGCCAAAGTGAAGAAAGGGGGCTTGCGCCCCCTTTTTTATTTACCCCCAGCCATGGCTGTTGTCACGCCCGTAACCTTCAAGTTCCTGCTCCATCCGTATCCCCTCTTTGATCTTCAGGACGGTCGGCAGGTGGTGCTTGGTGATGCGGGAGATGATCTCCAACTCCTCTGGGGTTACCCACCAACGGGGCAGGGGGACGTAACCCATTTCGCGCAACTTTTTCCCCACGGGGCTGAATGGCTTGTGGTCAGCGGTCATTTTCTTTCTCCCACGGCGCGCGCGCAAGCGTGACAGGCACCGTGCGCAGTTCTAGGGTATGCGTGGACATCACTGGCACGTTGACCGTCCTGCGCGGCCCGCTGATGGCCCCCCTGATGGCATACATGCTGGCCTTGTCGCTCGCCACCTTGCCCTCTGGCATCTTTTGCTTACTGACCCTCATTTTGCATCTCCTCATTGTAAGCGTCATTTAGAATGGCGACGACCATTTCCTGCATGGTGGAACCGTCTGGAGTTTGGGATTTCAGCCACTTCCTGATGCGCGGCGGGACAAAGCCCAATTGCTCGAACTCCACGTTTATGCCCAGACTTCGGGCGTACTTTATGCTGTTGTGGACACTGTGTAAATTTACCCCAAGGTGTTCCGCGATGGCCTTGCGGGGATACCCCTGACGAACCATATCCACCACGATCTGATATTTTGTTTTTTTCATAATAAATCCTTTGCTGGTGACCCCGCACATGGCGGGGCCAGACAGTTTACTGCCCCAAGTTCATGAATGGAACGGCACCATTTGGCACCATGGTGGTGGGCAGAGCGCCGTTCCACTTCTCGGCTTGGGTGAGGGCAATCAGGCCAGCATTCTCGCGCAGCGCCTCGCCCTTGGCTTTGATGGCGGCGGCTTCGGCCTCACCCTGAATGCGGGTCGCCTCGGCGGCAGCCTTGGCCTCGGCCAGCTTGGAGTCGGCACTTGCCTGCGCCTTGATCACCGTGATTTCAGCCGTGATCTTTTCGCGCTCGGCGTTTTGCTTGACCTTTTGAACCTCGACCTCGGCCAGCATACGATCCTCAATGGAACCCTCGTATGCGTCAGAGAAGTCGATGTTTTCAAGTTGCAGGCTGTCGATGATAATCGGGCCTTTCACAATGGATTGCAGAACGTCAAGCATCTCTGCCGCCATGCGTGGGCGATCCTGAATTGCTGTGACGGCGTTGTAGCGGCCAAAGACACCCTTCACCGCAGCAGGCAACTGGCGATCCAACAGGCGGGAGACAATGCCGTCTTGGCCCCCGTATTCTGCGTAGATTGTTGCAACCTGATCTGCGGGCAGGCGGTAGCTGACCGAAATTCTCAGGGCTGCGGTCTGCTGGTCTTTGGAGTACGACATCACATCTTCATATTGCCGTGCCTGATTTTGGATGCTGATGCGGCTGACCCCGTCAATGAACGGGATTTTGAACCCCAGTCCCGCATCTGCGACCCCGATGACCGCCCCGTTGCGCAGCAGAACGCCACGCTCGCCTTGGTCGATGGTGTACCATGACAGCCATGTCGTTGTGAGCGCCAGTACGGCAATTGCAGACACTTTCAATGCTTTAAATTCATTCATTTTTCAGTTCCTCATAATTAGCGTGATACCGTCACGCGCGGATTTTTTGGCCTGCGCCGAGGGACTCGAACCCCCAACCTAAGAAATAGAAGTTCCTTGCTCTGTCCAGTTGAGCTAGGCGCAGTCTTTGTGTCACTCTGGCCGCAACTTCGGGAACGGCGACACGCTGGGTGCGCCCGTACCTTGGCAGTGTACGCCGATAACGTCCAGCCCCTGCGCCTCGAACACGTCACGCATGGTGTTGATCTGCGCGCTGCACTCGGCGTAGGACGGGAACATCAGCGCCGCTGTCGGTGGATGCGCCTCAAGCGTCCCGCCCAGTGAGAGGGCCATGATTGTCCATGTGGGTATCATTTTGTTTTCTACAAATTAGCTAAAGCGTGGCTTTTTTTCCATGCGTGAGTGTAGTCACCCTCGACCCAAGTGCCGTCACAGCCCTCTGCAAAACCCTCGCAGAACGCATCTTCGACAGCCTTGGCGAGTTTGGCCTCATTGGCCTGTATATGGTCGGCCATGGCCTGCGCGATCTTGAGCATTGAACCAACGCGCTGCATCTCCATAAAATCAAGATCGCGCAAGCAAGAACACCCGCCGTTTGTGTGCATCCCCGTGGTCTTTTCAATTACGCAGTACCCATCGCTGCATCCGCCACCAAGGGCGGCCTGCATGTCACGATATTGCTTTATCAAATCATCAATCATTTTGTTCTATCCAATTCTGCCATTAGGGCTTGCCCACGGGCCAAAGCGTCAAGCCAATTGCCAGCGTGATCTTCATTTGAGGTGAAGAGAATTTCACGCAGCACGTCCGTGGCCTTGGCCAGCTTGGCGTTGAGGGCTTCAATGCGTTCGGCGGCGGTGTGGCATTCTGGGTGGTGCCAATCCCGCAGCCACTTGATAAGTTCTTCATCAGTCATTTCACTTCTCCTTCTTTTACCCTGTAGACCTTAGAAAGTACGAAGCTGCGGGCGTTTATGCCAACCCACTCTCCATCCATTTCATACATGATAATCTTGTGGCCAGCGTCACGCATGACGCGAAACTCCTCCTGCATCTTGGGTGACAACAGGCCAAACGGGGTGACGTTGTTGTAGACGCTGCGTGTCATTTCACCACCTTGTCCGCTACGGCACCAATCAAGAATACAATTGTCCACAGCAAATAGATAATTTTGTCTTGCTTGTCCTTTGCCCGTACGCCCTGAAAGACAGCGCCCGTTATGAGTATAAACGAGATGACTGACATCACCTGATCAATGTAATACATCATGCCAATGCCCTCACGATGGCAAGAAACAGCGCGTCTTTCTTGCGCTGGAACTCTGGCAACTCCGCATATGGCACCATGCAGGGGTGCGTCTTGGCCACGGGGTCTTTGACCTCGCCGTACACCCAGCCATCCGCGATCTTCTGGGCCATCCAGTTGTTGTGCATATCCTCTGGCGTGGCATCTGGGTATTTGAAGGCATGTTCAACGCCGTTGATTGCGCTGTCGACTTGCCACTGCGGGGCGCTGCCCCAACTTGGTTGGCTAAAGTCTCCGTGCGTGACGCACCACGCGCGGTTGGCCTCGTGGCATATGATTGCGATGTGAATTATACTGGTCATTTCATTCTCCGTAAAATTGATGCGGCTTCCATCATCCCCGCCGCTTCTAAGGCGAGGATGCATTCGACGTTTGGCATCACCACCTTGGCGAAGCCACGGTCAGACAAGAGGTCAACATCGGCTGACAGCTTGGTGACTTTCTTCTCGACCTCACGAATGAAGTCGTTTTGGTTTTCGATGTGCGCCAGCGCAAGCAGCGACAGCGGTGAGCCGTGGGCAAGCAGAGACTTCTCAAGATCGCTCTTCATTTCATTGCCTCTTCCCAGTCGCACTTCCCCGTGTCGCGCAGGATTTCGACCGCCTTGGCAGCCTGCTGTGGTGTGGCTGACCATGCTTCTGAATACTCTTCTGAAGGGTAGCACAGTTTGTAAATCTCACTCAGGGATGTGCCTTCGGGGGATATAGACCTGACCGCATACTCAACTTCCAAGTCGCGGGTGTCTTTGTTTCTGTACTGCACCCAGCCCCCGATGCAGCATGCGGAGCCGCAGGGGTGGGAAGAGATATGGCGGTTGTCATACATGTATTGCATGTCAAAGCCCATCTTACGGCGGGGGCTGTTGTCGTCCAAGCCGCGCAGCAAGTTGGCCAGATCGGTAAGGTTCTTCAGTTTCATGCTTTCACCTCCGCCATCGCGCGATCCCAGTCGCATTTTCCAGTGTCTCGCAGGATTTCAACTGCGCGAGCCGCCTGTTGTGGGGTGGCATCCCATGCGGGGGATTTGAGCCGTGGAAAGCACAGCATCTCAACCTCATCATAGGCCAAATATGGCGCGAGAGTTTTAACTGCCTGTTCCAGTGTCATTTCGCGGGTGTTTGGGTTGGAATGTTGCACCCATCCCCCAATGCAGCAGGCTGACCCGCATGGGTGATTGGAGGCAATCATGCTCCACCAGTCGAGACGCATATCAAATCCGATGCCTCCCTCTGGATTGGTGTTGTCCAAGCCGCGCAGCAAGTCGGCCAGTTCTGTAAGGTTCTTCAGTTCCATATTTTCCTCATAATTATGTTGTCTGTGTCACATTGGTACAACCACAAAATAATGAAGTCAATAGTGAAAATAGTTGTTGACCAGTACGAAGTACGATGTTAATCAGTTCACATGAGGCACGGTGCCTCGCCAACCAGATGGAGATTATGATGACAATTACCCTAGCAGACCGTTACGCCGCCGCCAAGAATGCCGCCGATGCGGCAAACAAGGCGCTGGATGCGCTTAAGGCCGAGATTAAGGCCATGGGCGTGGAAACCCTCGTGGGAGTTACCTGCGACCTTAAATTGTGCCTGTCCGAGCAAATGCGCTTGGATCAGTCCATGCTCGGCAACTTCCTGACCGAGCAGGAGATCGAGTTCTGCAAGAAACCCGTGCTGGTCGAAACGATCCGCATCAAAGCAAAGGGGCTGGTCGCTTAGACCAGTCTACCACCACCAACGATAGGAGGCTGACATGACCAAATGCACATGCAGAGACGGGTTCGTCACAATGACATGTGGCCACTGCTGCGCGAACAAAAAACCGTATTTTTAGACAACAGATGGCGGTCAGCGCATTTACATGAGCGACAAGGACGCGAGCGCACTTGTCAACAGCGGAGGAGAAAATGGACACATACCCACCCCCACACATGCAAGAGTGGCGCAATAAGTTACTCCCAGATCAGGGCCACCTAGAGCCAAAGGCTGGATGGTGGCTCCAACTTTACAGCCCGCTGATGGGCCGTTGGAACAACATTGAATATTTAGGAGAAAATGAAAGTGACCTTCAACAAAGACCACGCCGAGAGGGTGGCGCGACTTCTTTTCCCACTTGACGCGCCTGAAATGTGGCGCTGCGCGACAGAAAATTGCACCGCATGCGAAGCCATGGCTGCCGATTGGCAAGAAAAAATCAACACCGTGCTTAACGCACTCAAAACTTTGGAGAATTGATATGGGACTTGATATGTATTTGACGGCAGAAAAGTATTTCCCGCCATACAACGATGGGCCGAAGCCACGGGTTGGCGGCATCCCCAAGGGGTTTGTGGTCACGACCGTCTGCGTCCGCGCCGCATACTGGCGCAAAGCAAACCAAATCCATGCGTGGTTCGTGCGGGAAATTCAAAACGGCGTGGATGAATGCCGAGAGCATCATGTGCCGCACGATAAGCTCAAGGAACTCGTCGAGCTGTGCAAGACGGTTATCGCTGAACCCGAAAAAGCGCCCGAACTTCTGCCCACCAAGAGCGGGTTTTTCTTTGGCGATACGGAATATGGCGAATATTATTTTGAAGACCTGAAAAACACCGTCGAGCAGCTTGAGAAGGTTCTGTCGGGGTTTGACGAGAAGGTTTGGGACTTGAATTACCGATCCTCTTGGTAGTGAAAATAGTTCTTGACCCCTGTGCATCGTACGATGTATCAGGGGTCAGGAGGAAACAACATGTATATATATCAATCGATCACGGGACACTGGGAACTGGACTTCCTGACCAGTCAGGGAAAAAACAGCGCGCTGCGTGACGCGGCGGAGAAGGTCACGGGGCAGCGGTATATCCTGCCGTCCTATGACACCAAGGATGCAGCCGAGGCCGCTATGGCCGAAATTTATAGGATTTATCAGCAATGAACAATTACAAGACACCATCGACCGAAACATATGCGGGTCTGGAGCAGGCATTTGATTATTTCAACGAGGCGCTGTTCGAGAACCGCCTGCCGCCCGTGATGTTCACCCTCACCCGCAAGCGCGGCGCGCACGGGTACTTCCATGCGGAGCAGTTTGCCCACCGCGATGGCGATAAGACCCACGAGATCGCCCTGAACCCCAACTCGATGGATCGGGAGATCGGGGCGGTGCTGTCCACACTGGTGCATGAGATGACGCACTTGGAGCAGCAAGAGTTCGGAAAGCCATCCAAGAACGGTCACCACAACATGGAGTGGGCAAACCTGATGCTGCGCGTGGGCCTCACGCCCACAGACACGGGCAACGAGGGCGGTAAGATGACTGGCCGCAAGGTTACCCACATGATCGACCCTGACGGCCCCTTTGCGGCTGCTCTGGCCGACCTGATGCCGTTTGACATCCCCTACTTTACCCAGCCCATCGCAAAGGCTGAGAAGAAAAAGGACACGTCCAAGGTCAAGCATAGCTGCCCTACATGTGACGCAAAGGCGTGGGCCAAGGCAGGCTCGCGGCTGGTCTGCGGCGACTGTGACGAGGAACTGATTGGGGAGGAGGTGTGATGGAATATCACGCATACACGACCCTAAACGAAATCCGCGAACTTTCGCCGTGCCGTAAAAGGTGGGAAAAACTTCTTTCGCACTTGGGCAAAACTCAGGCCGACGACGAGCCTTTGCACCTTGTAACCATTTTGGAAAGCAACGGCATCAGTGATGCGGTGTGGTGCTTAGATGCAAAATCTCTTGAGCGGCTTTCACGGCATTTTAAAGCGTGGTGCTGCGAACAAATTCTTCATAATTTTGAAGCTGTACACCCTGATGACTTTCGGGTGCGCAACCAAATCTCCATGCTGCGCAATGATGATGCCATGCCAGCACTGCGCACAGTTGCGCAGGAAGGCGCACGTTTAGCCTTGCGGAAAGCCAAGAAGGCATCCGCACAGCGCGCTGCACGGGCAGCCGCATGCAAAGACGCATGGTTGGCTGCATGGGAAGTCGCATGGGATTATGGACGGGATGCCCAAGAAAAACAATTGCGGCTGATGATTGGGGAGGATGTGTGATGGCCAGCGATCTGCGGCACAAGACCCCCGAACAGCTTCGTGCGGAGATCGTCTATCAGGAGGAGAGGCTGAAGGAGTACGACAGAAACATACCTGAGTGGTTGACGCTCATCGATAGCCTGCGCGCCCGACTGGATGATGCGGAGAAGGCTGTCGGTGTCTTGCGCCAGAAACGCAACAACCACCACCAGCGCATGGTCTGGGCCAAGAATCACCTCTTGATGAAGGAACCCCTGTGATGCCGCCTGATCTGGTGGCGTTTATGCGGTGGATCGGGCTGCTGGAGACAGCGGCCCCGTCTGCGCCCCAAGCCCGCACAAATGGTGTATGGTACCCCGATGGGGACGTTCCATTTTAGTTGATAGCGGTCTGGTTAGAGGTGGGTAGTTAGCAACTTTTTGGCCTGTAAGATATTGAAATGAAACGATATTTTGACTCGTTCGTAGTTCGTAGAGTGGTTAGTAGGATAGAGACACATATAGACATACATATCCAGGGACATTTTTAGGGACAAAAAGGTACCCCCCTCCAGGGACAAAAAGAGAGATAAAGAAATATATATATATATATACTATATACTATATATATATATACTATGTATATTTCTCTTATTTATCAATGAGTTAGGTTAGAATTGTTCTTAGTTTCAGTCTCGCTATCGTTACGCTACGAACTTTTTGCTTGCATGCCACGATGGGTATGTTAAGCAGTTCACATCGGGGCATTGAGCCTCGCTCAACACTGGAGATGATTATGGATAACCTGACCGCGATTTTGATTTGTGATGGATCACAGGATGCGACCGAGGATGAGGTGGTCGCAGCATGGCAGCACCTGATCGACACGGGACTGGTGTGGCAGTTGCAGGGGTTCTACGGGCGCATGGCCCGCGAACTGATCGAGCATGGCGTTTGCACGGCGGTGGCGGCATGAAGTACGCAAATCACATTGCATATACGGACGTTCACCCGTTTGAGGTGCTGCGCATTGTCAACTCGACGACACTGGAAATTCGTTCGATGTCAGCCGTAGAGCAGCCTTGGGAGCGTAAATTTCTGGCGGGCGGGTTCCTTGGCCACATGGAAAATCAAAAAGATCAAGTGTGGGACATCCAGCCAGACAAGGATGGCGATGTCCTGCGCATCCGCCAGCACAAGGACGACAAGTGGTATGACCGAGATGGCGCGCGGTATTCTTTGGCCAACCAGCCTCGTCGGTTCCACGATTACAACTTTTGATGGGAGAATATGATGGAGAAGAATATCAACGTTTCGGCATTCCCAACGATAGAGATTGTTGAAATATCTGTGGCAACTTCGTTTGATCCTTACTCGATTGAAATTGACATCACGTCCAAGGGGCAGATGGTCAAGCTGATTTCGGACTTGAAACACTGCGCGGCGCAATTGGGGTGGGAGGTGTGATCAGGCGGGTCACACGGGCGGAGTGCGAGCGGCTGGTGGTGGGGGTGCATTATGCCCACCGCTGGCCCTCGATAAGCCACGCCTTCGGCCTGTTCAGGGGTGGGGAGATGGTTGGGTGCGTGACGTATGGCACACCCGCCAGCAGCCCCCTGCGGATAGGCATAGCGGGCGCGGAGTTCGCGGGGTCGGTGCTTGAGTTGAACAGACTGGTGCTGGATCACAACATCAAGAACGATGCGTCAATGCTCGTGGCAGCCAGCCTGCGGATGCTGGGTGGTGACCATATCGTGATCTCGTTTGCTGACACCGAGCAGGGCCACCGTGGTGTGGTGTATCAGGCATGCAGCTTCACCTACCACGGCCTGTCAGCCAAGCGCACAAACTGGAAGGTTCGCGGGATGGAGCATCTGCATGGCATTACCATCGCAGATCAGTTCAGGGGCGTGGAGAACCGCGCGCAGGCGATGCGTGACAAGTACGGCGATGATTTCTATCTGGAGCCTCGGCCACGCAAGCATCGGTACATAAAGATCATCGGGTCGCGGGGCTTCAGGGCCAAGGCGGCGCGGGCGATAAAGTACGGCCAGATGCCGTACCCATGAAAGGGCGGGAGAAGAATGGTAAATGTTAAACTGACCAAGGCTGAGATGTCATCGTGCGATCAGGGCGCGGCACTGCGGTGGCAGATGGCTCGATCCAGTGGAGTGTCTGACCAGCAAAAGGCCCCGCAGGACAACATTGACCTCTTGGGCATCAAGGCTGAGTTGGCTGTCTCAAAGGTTCTGCAACTGCCGTACAGCCCAGCCGTGCTGGGCATCGACAACGGCGCAGACATGTGGGCGGGAGATTGGAGCATTGACGTTAAGGCTTCATTTCACGAGCGCGGCAGGCTCTTGTTCAAATCAAAGGAGTCTTTCCGAGCAGACATGTCTGTCCTTGTGACCGCCACAGATGAGCCGTCCGTGATGTTTATCGAGGGCGGCATTAGCCAAAAGAGGTTTATGGCAGAGGCCAAGGTTGTGAATCTCGGCCATGGCAATTGCTGGATTGTGGAGAGGCATGAATTGACACCCATTGAGGAGATTTGGCTGGCGATAACCAAGGTCAGGGTGGGTTGAAAATAGTTGTTGCAACGCCCCGTGTGGAATGTTAATGAACACACATGGGGCATTACGCCCCGCCAGCAGATGGAGATGAAGATGCTTGAGCGTGTTGTGATGGAAGTGGAATTCCGTGGTTTCCTGTTTGAGATTGAGGCTGTGGTTGACGTGTCCGAGGGCGGCAGCGACAGCTACGGCAGCGACGAGCCATACTGGCTTGACGTTGAGGTTCAGGACATCCTGAACCCACGGCGCGAGAAGCCGATCAGCGACAGGCTGCGCGAGAAAATTATTGGCCTCTACGAGGAAAACATCGCAAACAAGTTTTTGTGATAGGAACGCCTTGACCAGCGGGCAAATGCTGGCGGTATGCCGTCGAGAGCCGCGCACCTAGCCGCGCAATCACGGTAGCGCGCAGTCTCAAGCTCCTCCCAGTTGAGACTGCGCGCATTATATGCTACATTGCCGACACCCAGCACATGGAGTGGCGGTTATGATTTTTGATATGACTGATGAATTGTTTGATGAAATCTGCGAGCGGATGGTTGATGGCGAGAGCGTCAGGACTATTTGCAAAGACGATCATATGCCTGCTATTAGCACGTTGATGAAGATTTTGAACCAAAACCCTGATCGATCAGCACAATATGCGCGCGCGCTGCAAATGCGGGCCGATGCGATGTTCGAGGAGATCATGGACATCTCCGATGACGGCAGCAACGATTACATGCTGCGCAACGCCGACGATCCGACCTCGATTGTGCTTAACGGCGAGCATGTCCAGCGCAGCAAGCTGCGTGTGGATTCGCGCAAGTGGGCGCTGGGCCGCATGAACCCCAAAAAATATGGCGAGAAGACCTTCATCGGCGGCGTTGATGACGCGCCCGTCAAGGTGCAGAACACCATCGACGTGTCGAACCTGTCCCTTGAGGAACTGGAGACGCTGGAGAAGGTGCTGTCCAATGGGTAAATGGAAACCAATTGGAACTGCGCCAAAAGACGGCACGGTGATCCTGCTGCGCGGCGGAGTTATCTGCGAAAATTCAATGTATGGAGACTTGTACCGAAATCGGCCTGTAACAGCGTTCTGGGTCGAAGATTTTTGGTGTGTAGCCATATTTGATGAAACTTTTTATACCTTCTGCGAAAACCCAGTTGAGTGGTGTGAGGTGCCTGACTAATGGGTAAGACTTATGTGATGACCGACATCCACGGCAGACTGGAGCCTCTCAAGTCCCTACTGGCGCAGATACCAGAGGGCGCGAAGATCGTGTTCCTCGGTGACTATGTGGATCGCGGCAGCCAGAGCCGTGAGGTGGTGGCGTTGGTGCGCTCGCTGCCCAACACCGTGTGCCTGCGCGGCAACCACGAGGACATGGTCTGCGCCCCAGACCCCAGAAACTGGCTGGCCAACGGCGGCGCGGCCACCCTCATGTCATACCAGCACCCTGTGACTGGAGAGGTGGACGTGGATGCGTTCTTGGATGACGTGGAGTGGTTCTATGACCTCCCCACCACACACAGCGATGCCAAGCGCGTCTATGTACACGCCGCCGTCGATCCATCGTACGATCTCAAAGACCAACCAGAGAGCGTCACCCAGTGGTATCGATACCCCGCAGGCGATGACATCGGCTACCGTGGGATGACGGTGGTGCATGGCCACACCCCAGGTGTTTTCGAGGGCAAGAGCCGCATCTGCCTCGACGCTGGCATGTCCAAGATGTGCTGCGGCGTGTTCGATGATGACAGTGACACGGTGGAACTGCTGTGGGCATGATCAAGCTGCCCTTTGGCATCGACACCGCTGCGCAATTGAAGGCAATCGAGAAGCGTAAGTGCGAAATATCTCTGGCCGAGTACGTCAGGGCGGCGTGGCATGTGATCGAGCCTGAGCAGCCCTACGTCCACGGCTGGCACATCGACTTCATCTGCGCGCACCTTGAGGCCATCACGCGCGGCGAGGTCGTGGATGATGGCACCTATTACAACCGCCTTCTGGTCAACGTCCCACCTGGCACGATGAAGTCTCTGCTGATTGGCGTGTTCTGGCCATCGTGGGAGTGGGGGCCGCAGAACATGCCGTCTATGCGCTACGTCTGCGCCTCGCACTCGCTGGAGCTTGCGATCCGCGACAGCCTGCGCATGCGGCGACTGGTCAGCAGCGAGTGGTATCAGGGTCACTGGGGCGACCGTGTGAAGCTGGTGGGCGACCAGAACGCCAAGGGCAAATTCGAGACGACCGCCACAGGATCGCGGCAGGCATGCGCCTTCGCGGGCATCACAGGCTACCGTGGCGACCGTGTGATCATCGATGACCCGCACAGCGTGGATGACGCAAACTCGGAAGCCAAGCGCAAGACCACAACCGACCTGTTCAAGGAGGCCGTGACATCGCGCCTTAACAACCCTGACCGATCCGCCATCGTGGTGGTGATGCAGCGCCTGCACGAACTGGACGTGTCGGGCGTGATCCTTGAGGCGGGCGGCATGGGGTATGATCACATCATGCTTCCGATGCGTTACGACCCCCTGCGGGCGAAGCCGACGATGCTGGGCTATGAAGACCCCCGCGAGTATGACGGCGAACTGTTGTTTGAGGAACGCTTCCCTGAGCATGTGGTTGACCGCGACGAGTCCGCCATGGGGCCATACGCGACCGCAGGGCAGTATGCCCAAAGCCCAGAGCCTCGCGGCGGCGGGATTGTTCAGGATGCGTGGTGGCAACTGTGGGAGCGGCCAGAATACCCGCCCATCGAGTACATTGTGGCATCTCTGGACACCGCCTACACGACCAAGGCCGAGAACGACCCCAGTGCGCTGACGATCTGGGGCGTGTTCGGCGGCAGTTCTGACTCTGCGGCCACAAGGATGGTTGACCGATACGGCAGGCAGATGGACATCACGCGCAGCTTCCAATCGTCCGCGCTTGGCCCCGTACCAAAGGCGATGCTGATGTATGCGTGGCAGGACAAGCTTGAGGTTCATGACCTGACCGAGAAGGTGGCAGGCATCTGCAAGCGCATGAAAGTGGACGTGCTGCTGATCGAGAACAAGGCGGCGGGCCACTCGGTGGCGCAGGAGATGCGGCGGCTGTTTGGCAACGAGGACTTTGTTGTCCAAATGTATGACCCCAAGACCCTCGACAAGGTGGCGCGGCTGTACAGCATCCAGCACATCTTCAGCGAGGGCATGGTGTACGCCCCCAACAAGGACTGGGCCGAGATGGTGATCAGGCAGGTATCGTCCTTCCCGCGAGGAAAACACGACGATCTTGTCGATACCGTAAGTATGGCCTTGAAACATCTGCGCGATGTGGGTATGCTTACACGAGCCGCAGAACGAATGGCTGAGATCGAGGGCGACAAGCAATTCCACGGAAATGGAGACGTGCCGCTCTACAACACATGAAGGAAGATGAATGATTACCGATGAAATTAAGTTGCTGACCCGCCGCATTTCCCAAGCCGCGACCGAGGATGGCAGCGCAAAGCTGTCAGACATCATCGTTGCCATGGCATTTGCATATGTCAGCATGTGCCGCGCCTTCAAGGAGGAAGGCACCACCAATGAGCAAGTCCTTGAGGCCGCGCACGGTCTGGTCGATGCCTCAAATGAAATCATCAGCACAATGATGGAGAATGCAAATGGACAAGTTTGATCTCGCGCAGAAGATTGCGGATTTCGTCAATGAGCAGATCGAAAATTCCGATATTGAACTGTATGAGGTGGTCAACGCCTTGGCTGCCACTCTCGCGGCTACCGCGCTCTCTTCGGCCAAGGAGGGCTTTGAAAAGGAGGCCCTCCTGACTGCGGCGATACTCACACACCGCCATGGCGCGGCGATGATAGAGGGGGAAAAGAAATGACCGATGACGAGAAGAAAATCCAACTGGCGATTGCTGTATCTTCCGCCGTGCAAGACACATGCATCAAGCTCAAGATTCAGCCGTACGATGCAGTCGAGGTTATGGCGAAGGCCATGATGATTTTGGCGATCTCCTCGTCAAGGGAGGGGCGCGAGGCCGATGTCGTTCTGGACATTGTTGGGATGATCTGGGAACTCGGCACCGACATGACCGAAGCAAAACGTGGGGAGGGCGACAATGCGAGTTCTGTGCAACGCAACCATTGATGGCGACACCGTGACTGTGGTGGGCGCTGCGGGTCACAGCGGGATCACCCGCATCTATGTGATTGAGAATGAGGACGAGACGGCGATGGCCATGGAGGGCATCCGCCGCTTTGTTGAGGAATTCCAGAATGGAGATGAGGGATGAACTTTTACATGTGGGGGCAGAACAATACGGGCGGGGTGTTCATCACTAATGACATCCTGTCGCACTTCGTTGTTATTGAGGCCGAGAACTACAAGGAGGCCGAACAAAAAGCTCTTGAATTGGGCGTTTACTATCACGGTGTAACCGATGGCGCAGACTGCGGGTGTTGCGGCGACCGCTGGGGCGGCGGTGAATTGCTGGAGATCGATGATGGCGACACCATCGAAGCCTTTCTACAGCGCAATGAGGATGAATACCCTTGGAGCGGAGCCGTGACTATCCTGCACCTCGCTGACGGCTCCAAGAAAATATTCGAGCCACGCAAATGATCGACCCAAAAGAACTGATCGATCTGCCTCACGGCCAAGCTGAATTGGTTTTGAAGCGTGAGGGATGCTGGGCCATGAAAAAGTTCAAGGTGCGGGTGGTAGGTCGCTACTACGCGCCCCTTGAAAGCAAAGTTGTCACGGTCGAGGCTCTCGACCAGCGCAGCGCAGAGCTTAAGGCCGAGAATATGTCTGGCTTTGATTTTTTTGATGAAACTGAAATTATAGGAGAAGAATAATGGAATTATGGATGGTTGCCGCGCAGTTGCTCTACCTGATCCCCGTGATCTGGTTCATCACCGACTTTGACTATGTAGTCGAGTCTGTCCGCGACACGTTCCCCACTATGAAGGAGGGCCATGTCACCGTTGCGATACTGGTCATCATCTTCTGGCCCATCACGGCAATTGTGGGCATTTTGTTTGGGGGTGACGAATGATCTGGAACCTATGGAAGAAAATACGCAAGTTTGAAGATTATTTTGTCGATACAGAGCGACAAGAGCGCGTCAAAGCCATGCAGGCGGAGCAAATTAGTATTCAGTTAGAACTTGGATTTGATCCGAGTGACAGTGTTCAGGGTTGGCTGCGCTTGCATCAAATCTTGAAAGATCATGAAGATCGAATTAAGAGCTTGGAGGCTTCATCAAAATGATCATCAACGGCGCTGACCTTTTGTATCGCGCCCCAATCAAGGGCATGATCACCGAGAAACGCCGCGAACACGGCGTGTCTTGGGGCCTGTCTGAGGCGGGGTATGACATCCGCATCAAGCAGGATATTGTCTTCGAGAAAAGCTACGGTGAGTTCATAGTGATTGTGGATGGCATACAGACAAACACGGGCAGATTTACCATCGCCAGTGCCATCGAAGAGTTCCATATGCCGAACAATCTGGTGGGCATTGTCCACGACAAGTCTACATGGGCGCGTCAGGGGCTTTCGGTTTTCAACACTGTGATCGAGAACGGTTGGTGCGGGTGGCTGACACTTGAGCTTTTGTATCACGGGAGTGAGGGTCTGCACATTCCTGCGGGTGCGGGGATTGCTCAGGTGATCTTCCATGAGACAATTGAAAGGGCATCGTACGATGGAAAGTATATGAACCAGCCCGACCGACCTGTTGAGGCCATCTCGCGTTGATATTCATGGCTGCGTCTGCTAATGTGGGCGCAGCCATTATCTTTGAGGGAACCCGATGTCAGGCTTGAACCCGAATATCCGCATGATTGACGACGAGGCGGATGCCGCCATTGGCCCCATGGACGTGACCGTCGAGCATGACAACGCCGAGCCTGAAGACGTTCCAGACATCTCGCAGGATGGTGCCATCCTCAAGATCGAACACGGTGACGGGTCGATCACGCTGTCGCTGGATGGTAAGCCCCTCAAAGACCCCGAAAACGAGAAGACACCGCCATCTGGCTGGTTCGACAACCTCGTTGACGAGATTGACGACATCGAACTCCAGAACATTGCCGACGACCTGATCCGTGGCGTGGCTGACGACATCGAGAGCCGCAGCGAGTGGATCGAGGATCGCGCGCAGGGCATCAAGCTGCTTGGCCTCAAGATCGAGATACCTGGCCTGAACGGCGCTGCCGATGGTGCGCCAGTCGAGGGCATGTCCAAGGTTCGCCACCCACTTCTGCAAGAGGCCGTGCTGCGCTTTCAGGCTAACGCGCGCTCTGAACTGCTGCCCACCGATGGCCCCGTCAAAATCCGCGATGACGCAAACGGCAGCACAGTGGAGCGCGACGAGATCGCCAACGCCCTTGAGAAGGACATGAACCACTATTTGACCAGCACGGCGCGGGAGTATTACCCCGACACAGACCGCATGCTGCTTATGCTGGGCTTTGGTGGCACATCCTTCAAGAAGGTGTACTTCTGCCCGCTGCGCAACCGCCCCGTCAGCGAGAGCGTGGATGCTGATAACCTGATCGTGAACAGCGCCGCCACCGACCTGTCGAATGCCAAGCGCATCACGCACCGAGTGTACATGCGCCCCAGCACGGTCAAGCGCCTGCAAATCATTGGTATCTACAGCGACACCGATCTGGACACGCCCAACGAGGTCACGCCCGATGCGGCGCAGGATGCCAAGAGCGCGCAGCAGGGTATCACCGCCACCTCGTCAAACCCAGATGACCGCGACCGCGAGATTTACGAGGTCTATTGCGAACTGGACATCAAGGGCTACGAACACAAGCTCAAGGGCAAGGAGACTGGCCTCGAAATCCCGTACCGTGTCACCATTGACGTGTCGTCGCGCAAAATCCTGTCGATCACCCGCAACTTCGATCAGGACACCGCCGATCTGCCCGAAGCCCGCACGAACTTCGTAAAATACACGTTTGTGCCAGGTCTGGGCTTCTACGACATCGGCCTGCTGCACATCTTGGGTAACACCACCAACGCCATCACGGCAGCGTGGCGCGAACTGCTGGACGCTGGCATGTACGCGAACTTCCCAGGCTTCCTGATCAGCGACACGGGATCGCGCCAGAACACCAACATCTTCCGCATCCCACCAGGCGGGTCTGCTCAGATCAAGACGGGTGGCATGCCCATCAATCAGGCCATCATGCCGCTGCCCTACAAGGAGCCATCGCAGGCTCTGATGGCATTGGTAGAGAATATGTCCCAGACTGGCATGCGCGTGGGTGGCACCTCGGAGGCTCAGGTTGGCGAGGGCCGTGCCGATGCCCCCGTGGGTACAACGCTGGCCATGATAGACCAAGCCACCAAGATCATGAACGCCGTCCACAAGCGCATGCACAGCGCGCAGGCCGAGGAGTTTTCTCTGCTGCTGAAGTGCTTCCGCGAGCATCCCGAAAGCTTCTGGGAGCGCAACCGCAAGCCCACCCTCCAGTGGAATGAAGAACTGTTCATGCGGGCGCTGAATGACGTTGAATTGGTGCCGCAGGCAGACCCCAACACATCCAGCCACGCCCAGCGCGTGATGAAGATCATGGCGCTGAAGCAATTGCAGGCCGCCAACCCGCAGATGTACGACGAGGAAGCCATCGACAAGGCCGCACTGCGCGCCATCGGCTGGTCAAACCCCGAACAGTTCCTAAAGCCGAAGGAGGCCAAGCAGCCGCCGCCTGAGTTCCTGAAGGGCGTTGAGGAGATCAAGATCGCCCACCAGAAGGCTGACGCTGACACGCTGCGCGCTCAGGCCACGATGCTGGCGGCTCAGTCAAAGTCAGGCGCGCCGCAGGGGCCACAGGGGCCGCAGTCAGACCCCGCCAAGATGGTGGCCGAGCAGAACAAGGCCCGCCAGATGGAGTATAGCATGCAGCGCGACCAAATGAACGATCAAAACCGCGACCTCGACCGCGAGAAAGACTTGCGCGTCGAGCAGATGCGGATGGATCGTGAGCAGATGAACGATGCGGTTCGCATGCAGCACGAGCGCGACATGCAGGAACGTGACCACGCCGCCGATGCGGTCAAACTGGCGATGCAAATCCGCAAACAGGGGAAGTAAATGGACAGAGACAAGGCCATCCGCGCGGCGAAGCTGACCATTGGTGGTATGCTGGAAAAGAACCGCCACACCACGGCAGTGGGACGCGCTGGTGGCCAAGTCTCCCCATCCAAATACATGCCCAACGTCCCCCGCGCCGTCCACGCTGACGGTGGCGCTGCCAATGCCCCCATGTTCCAAGGTATCCACCCAGACCTTCAAGACGAAAGCGGCGCGCCGCTCAACCTGTATCATGGGACACCGCAAGAAGAGGAGTTTGAGGCGTTTGACGATGCCAAGCTTAACGCGCGGGACACTGGTTTCCATGGGCGTGGGCATTACCTCACGCCAGACAAGGGGAATGCGGAGGAGTATGGCGAAGACGGCACCGTAATTGGCCCGCTTCACGCCGCGCTAAAGAACCCATACGTCTGGGATGTGTCTGACGATATGAAGTCCAACAAAACCCTGCGCGACCTCCAATCCATGGGGATCATGCGGGACAAGAGCGAGCTTCGTTCTTGGGACAACTTGCAGTCTCACCACATTCAGCCATTCATGGCGGAGATGAAAAAGCGCGGGCATGACGGGGTGGTTGTTAAGACTGGCCACGATTGGCTACCCAATGGCATCTCTGAGGTGGTGGCATTCGACCCCAAGACCATCAAGCACACCGATGCCGAGGCGTTTGACCCCACAGACCCCCGCATCCGCCGCGAGGATGGTGGTGTAACGCAGAAAGCCGCTGGCGGCCAAGTCATGGGCTACGTCCCCATGGCTACTCTGCCAGTGTCACGGCTGGCCGTTGCGCGCGCGCCAGTGCAGCAGCAGCAGGCACCAGTGGGCAGGTTCAGCGACTCCCTCAGTTCCCTGATGGACACAGCAAAAAGCTTTAAGGGGGAGCCAGAGGCAGCCGTAGATTCGCCCAGCGCAGCAACAGAGGATCACGCGCCGCAAGGCATGAGCGAGGCCGCCACCGCTGCATACGGCAAGCTGGTTGATGCCTATGGGCAGCCCCTTGCCATCAACAGCGCGTACCGCGACCCAAAGCACAACGAAGAAGTTGGTGGCGCAAAGGGAAGCCAGCACACCCACGGCAATGCGTACGATATTGACGTATCCAACATGCCGCACGACGAACGTCTAGCTCTGGCCGATCTTGCGTGGGATTCTGGCTTTCGCGGCATTGGGTTTTACGACAACAGCATGCACTTTGACGTTGGCGATCCACGCTCGTGGGGGCCATCGCACAGCAGGGACAGCATCCCAGAGTGGGCGCAGCCCTTTACTGAGGAGCGTTATGGCTACGCATCTGGTGGCCGCACGTTGGACAAGTCTGGCTTGTACAGCAAAGCCCTTGAGGTTGCCCGCAGCATGCAGCAGAAACGCGGCACCCCAGAGCAGTTCATGGCGCAATTGAAAAACTCCAAGGGCGTAAAGCCTGCCGAGATCGAAGCCATTGGCATGCCCACGGGCGACAAGATAACGCGCGATGAGTTTGTCCAGCATATCGCCAGTAAAGTCCCCAAGCTCTCGACTGCGCAGTACGGTGAAAACCCATCATATTTGCACCACGGGGAGCGGCAGTTCATGCGCGACACATGGGGTAAGGAAGACCTACCTCCAGAAGACCAAGAGAAATGGAATACCATTCGGTTGCGACAAAATTCAACGCCATTCCATGAGCGAAATGCTCTCGGTGATGATGTTGAGCCTGGATACGAGGAGTATTCTACCCCTGGAGGCGACAACTACAGGGAGCGTCTGATCAAACTGGGCGGGGAAAATCAGTACCAGTCCAGCCACTGGAATGCGCCAAACGTCCTTGCCCACATCAGGATGAAAGACCGTGACGCGCCCAACGGCGACAGGCTCCTGCATGTCGAGGAAATTCAGTCTGACTGGGGCCAGCAGGGCCGCGAGAGGGGCTTTCACGACCCCAAGAACCCGTATGAGGTCTACCGAATAGGCACCAATGAGGTGGTGTCGCGTCACCCAGATTATGGCTCGATGTGGGATGCGTACCGCACACACCCAGAGAGCAGCGGTATGAACTATGGTGATGCTAGGGAGAGAAAAATCCCAGCCGCGCCATATGTCCAGAACACCCAGCACTGGACTGACTTGGCCATGAAGCACGTCATGCGTGAGGCCGCCTTGGGGGATTACGATGGTGTCATCTTTACCCCAGGTCAGGTTCACGCAGACAGATACGGCATGGAAGACGCGAGCGGGATGAAGGGGTATTACGATAACATCGTACCCAAGAGCGCACTCAGCACTGTTCAGCAGCACGACCCATCCATCAAACCACAGACCATGAACGTGAATGGTGAGTATGACGCTACGCACATCCCACTGACAGACACGGCGAAAGAGTCTATACTGAAGAACGGGTTCCCAATGTTCAATCGGGGCGGCACCGTTGATGCTGCCCTAGCTCTAACTCGCGGATTTACGAAGGACGGGAAGTCTGCTATAAGTGCGCTCAAACCCAAGGGGAAGTGACATGGAAGATATTGTGAAGAGGGCCTTGAGTCTGACAAAAGGGAAGCCCTCCAATCCTTTAAAGGGTACCCCCTTGGGGGATGACGAAATCAAGGATTTATCCAGTCTTCTTTCTAACGTCCGCAACACAAGAGCTGGCAGGATGCATGAAAGGTATCAATCCTTGCCGCCAGAGCAGTCTATTCAGACTATGTACGGCGACCTTTTGGATTTGGCAAAGCAAGGCAAACCTGGAAAACTTTGGTACGAAAAAAGCTCAAAACGCATTCTGCAATATCTTGGTGGCGACAAGAACGCCGCTGACAAGTTTGCTCAGTTGATCGCTATCTACAGCCCCCAAACAACCGTACCTATAAACACAGGCAATGCCATCAAGGCGTACAACCGAGCCAAGACTGGCAGCAAGCTTTGGGATGGAGACATCGTAGATCGGGATCGCACTTTTAACAGCATTAAGGAATCTAGCGATTATGTGAAGTCTTTAGGTGGCGAAAACGCTGGAATTACCAAGGTTCCTTTGGACGACAGTGGAAAAAGATTCTTGATTGCGCGCCACAAACCTAAATCGTACGAAAACATTGCCACTGCCGACAGAGACTTAAAGGCCCACTTGTTGATGAATGAAGGTATTCCGTTTGAGGGCCGAAAGACGAACAACTTTTACAACAACTTGATGGTTCACATCGATCCATCCCGCCTTCAGGGGTCAACACAAGACCTTTGGATGGCGCATGCTTTTGGCTTTCCAGATACTACCATTGGGGCATCTGGAAAATATGATTTTATGGAGAAAATAACAAAGCGCCTTGCCGATCAACTAGGCTGGCGACCACACCAAGTGCAGGCTGCCATTTGGACTGCCATCAAAACACGCATGGAAGGCGTTGCCAACGATGCAAAGAAGGCAGCCATTGATAAGGGCATGGCTTCAATGCAAATGGGGCCAAAGGGCAAACCAAGGTTTGCTATCAATGAGGGCATGGAGGACAAGGTTGCCGAGTTGCATCGGGACATGGCCCTCGGCAAGAAAGTTTCCAAAAAAGAAATATTGGATAGTTCAAAAGACTTTTCCGATTTCATGGATCAGAACCTGTCGCACATCACTTGGGAGTCAGCCCCAAGTAAGGATGTTTCTCACCTAAATGGCATTGAAGAATTGCCGCCAGAAGCCAAGGCCGAGTACCACGGTCTTGCGTCTAAGGCCCTGCAAGACAAGGATGGCAATGACCTTCTTGCAAAATATTTGGGCATCATGTCCCCAGGTGCAACAGACGCACCTGGATACTGGCAAGGAAAGACAAACCCAGCCTCCCACACCATGGTGGGAACCACGCGCGTCAAAGCAGCATTGCAAAAGCCAGATATTGACGAGCCGTCCAAGCAACTCTTAGACATATATGCCACCGCTAAAGGTTTGCTCCATAAGCAGGATGGTGTCGGCTATCATCGACCATTTTACAATCCGCAGATTACCCAAGCCAATGGCATTGAGTACAGCTTTGACAAAGACTTGACTGACGACCACATCAGAAATATTGGACAATCCCTTGATGGGGCGTTGAGTGGGGCATCTCTTGTACCTGTTAACAACAGAAAAGTTCGTGTTTTAAACTTCTCTGGTCAACACGAGGAAGACCAGCGTGGTTTTCACAGGGTAGTTGACAGCGTGATTTCTAAGGCCACTCCAGACACGCACACGGCAACAAAGCGTGTCTTCGCATCTGACGGAAATCTTGTAGAAAACGATTGGAAGGTAGACAAAAATGGCGAAAATTATAAACAAAGGCTTAGTGCCGCAGGACGACCCGATGTTCACGAATTCGTTTCAAGTGTTCTCGCCCCACGGCTCGAAGCGGTTGACCGCGAGTTCGCGGAAAAGCACGGCCTCAAAACAGACCCCCAGCTTGAACAAAGCATCCGAGCGCCACAAGCCGTTCAGCAAGATGTCGGACGCGGAACATCTGACATATTTGGAAAAAATGTACCAAGACCACGTCAGGCGTTTTCAAAAGGGGGAGACGCAACACCAACCTCGCAGGACAACCCTGAAGGAATGGAAGGAGTTCCTGAAGAAAGATCATCCGATCTTTTAGGGAACGGTAGAAACTTCACTGGTTTCTTTTCAAACATAACGTCAGGGCTGACTGGTGCGCCAGCGTCCAAGGATGCTTACAAGCCAGCTTTTGATATTTCTGGAATTTCCCCATTTTCTCAGGAATATCATAAGCACTTAGGCAAGTTTGATGACCATATTGGTATGTCCATCCCCAGCTTTCGTGAAACCCAACAGGCTGTTGGACATGCCATAGCAAAAACCTTTCCCGAAGGTGGCGACATGATTGATATTGGTGCGTCTGAGGGCGCTCTCAACAAGTCCATCAGCGCCCTAACTGGCGGTCGCATGAGAACTGTTGCTCTTGACCCTAACCCGTCAATGGAAAATTCATTCAACTCAATTTCAAAAGTACCTGGAGCTGAATACGTTGTTGGAGCTTACGGTAACAAGGAAGATGAGGGAAAAACCGCATGGAACGAGGATGACATTCTTCACGACAAAAACGGCGTTCCCCGCCCGAATCCGTATGCGGGAATGCCAATCAAGTATTACACGCCTGATCGCAAGTTTGATGTCGCTCATGAGGCAATGGTGTTTCAATTCATGAACGGCAACAGGCATGCGCAAGTTGCGCGGGCAAAAGAGCTTCTTCACCCCCACGGTATTTTGATCAATGAGCAAAAATTTGTTCCAGGTGAAGGCCTGACAAGTGATGAGTTCGCGGCAAACGAAGCGAAGAAGGACGCATACAAGGAGAAGTTCTTTACAAAAGAGGATATTGCCAAGAAGGCGGCAGCAATTCTCCATGGTAAACAGGACGAATTTGCAGCGGAGCAAAAGGCAAAGGAATCCGCCGTTGTTGGTATGCACGACCTACAAGTTCCCCCTGGTGAAATGGAAAGGGTTTTGAAGAAACACTTCAAACACGTTGCCCAAATTTGGGACAGCGGGAACTTTAAGGGTTACGCATCATCAGATAGCCCTGAGCATCTCAATAGATTTTTGTCGCACCTTCCAAATATGAATTCTGAATTTTCTACCGTCAAAACGCCAAGGAAAGTTGAGAGTGATACAACTGGGAATGATGTGGTCAAAAAGGCGCTCAAGCTGACAAACGGCATGTAGAACATAGATCGTGCATTGGCCCTCACTTCCGTGTACAATAAAAAGCACAACAGGGACGCCTGACAACCTCAAGAGGATCGAGAAATGGACGCTAAAAGCCTACGCGAGGCAATGAAGGAGAAGGCCAAGCGCCTCTCTGGAGCCACTTCGGAAAAAGTTGACGCATCGACGTTCACCCCAGCGGAACCGTTGAACGCAGACGTGAAGACGGGCGCTCGCCCCGTATCGCGCCGCGCATTCAAGATCGGCGGCAAGGTTCAAGGCGCTGAAGCCATGAGCCACGCTGGCCGCACCCCGCGCAAGTCGGGTGGCAAGGCTGAATATGCCAACGCATTGGTCAATCGTAACGTCAAGGATGCCAACGAAGAGCGCGAAGGCAAGAAGCATGTTGGCGGCTTCAAGAAGGGTGGCCGTACTGGCAAAATGGACGGCGGTGAAATGAGCCGTCCGATGCCACGCCCATCGCGCGAGATGATGGACGAGATGGGGATTTCCCCCATAACCACGATGGCCACGTCCCCACGACCAAAGCCCCGCCCATCGCCTGAGCGGATGCGGGAGATCATGGATGCAGTTCAAACCCGACAGGGCATAGACATGCTTGATCGTGCTGCCAAATATGGCGATGGTCAGAAGAATGGCGGCAAGATCGAAAGCAACGGCTATGCCCGTGGCGGCAGCAAGATGAAAAAGGCTGCTGAACGTGATATTGGCGAGATGATGGCGGAAGAAGAAATGCCATCCTACAAGGCAAAGAAAATTGGCCGCAAGGCTATGAAAGATATGCCGACAGCAGATATGCGCAAGAAAATGGGCGATGACCGCACCATGGAGCGTGGCGCTTTTATGCCGTCAATGCATGACGACCCGCAATTGAAGCGTGGCGGCAAGGCTGAAAAGTTTGAAGGCTCCGCCAAGGACGAGATGCAGGACAAGAAGTTGGCAGCCAAGCGCGGCATTTCCATGAAGGAATGGGAAGCATCCAAGGCCGACGACAAACACGACAAACAAGAGTCGATGAAGGGCCTGAAGTCGGGTGGCCGCACCGCGAAGAAGGATGGCGGTGGCCTGTATGCCAACATCCACGCCAAGCGTGAGCGTGGCGAGAAGATGCGCGATGCTGGTGACGAGGGTGCGCCAAGCGCCAAGGACTTCAAGGATGCAGCCAAAACCGCCAAGAAAGACGGCGGCAAGGCCATGCACCACAAGGACTGCATGTGCAAGGCATGCGGTGGCGCTTCAATGTCGGAAGAGGGTGGCCGCACGGCCCGCAAGTCGGGCGGTAAGGTCGGCAAGAGCAACATCAGCATCAACATCTTCCCGCACAACGCCGAGAAGGCTGGCGCTATGCCTGTCCCGCCCGCTGGCATGCCACCCATGATGAAGCCACCAATGCCTATGCCAGCGCCTGCTCCTATGCCATCAGCGCCGCCTCCAGCCCACATGTCTATCCCACCAGGCCTACAGCAGGCTATGGCGGGCGCTGCTGGCGCTGGCCCAATGCCACCCGCTGGCGGTGCAATGCCTCCACCTATGATGAACCGCCCCCCAATGCCCGCACCCATGATGGGCCGCAAGGCAGGCGGCAGGGTTGCGTACCCGATCACTGGCGGCGCTGGTGGTGGACGCGCCCGCAAGGAAAAGGTCGATGCCTACGGCGAGAAGATGAACAAAGACCTCAAGAAATAAACCTGTGGGGCCAGCTAAACACTGGCCCCTCTCTTCAAATATTAGGATGAGCCATGATTACGACCGTGAGTACCGCCTTTGAGCGGGAACTTCTCAAATTCATTTCAGAGCGCAAGGC